TATCCATTCTGAGCCTCGCTAAATGCGTTATCTATTGCTAGTAGCCAATCGGTTACTAGGCGTGGCTGGTCTAGGAATTCATCGTGCGACCCGCCCAGCGCCTTGCGGAACCTGTATTCTCTCGCCAGCGCAGCGACCTCGGGGTCTACTTCGGTTTCCTTGCCTTGTAGGGCTGCGGTCAGGCGGGCAAGTCGCCTGTAGGCGCTTTTGGGTCGATGTGCGGATCAGTGTCAAGCGATGCGCCAGCAAATTCCGTAGCGCAGGCCGTAGCGAGCGCGTCAAAGGTTTCTTTCGGCAGGTCTAGGGCGCTGTCCAGTGTCGGGAGGTCGCCTAGTGACCACGCCTTGACCATCGTGGAAATCAGGGTGCCGTGGAACGACTGAACCCGGTCAAGCGCGTTTGGCACTTGGTCCAGCACGCCCCAGGTAGTCGGGTCGTCATCGTTGAAGCCAAGCCCTGCCAACTTCGCGGCGGTAGCGGTGGATTCCATAGATGCGTTGATGACGGCCCGACTCTGGCGCTCAGTAACTTCCGACTTCTCGATGATGCTGGCCGTTTGGCCGTTTGGTAATTGGATTACTTTCATTATTCCCCTTTTGGTGGTTAGTAACTGGCGGAAACGCCGTTGATGACGGTGGACTGAACAGGCGCGTAGCCGGTGGTTGCGTCACCGCTGTTAGCGTTGGCGGTGAATTCGACTTCAATCTCCGTGAACTCTTTTCCTCGGGTGCGCTTGACGGAATGGAACTGCACTGCACCGCACGAAAGCGAAACAACGTGGCCCGTGTCGTTGGGGTCGGTCATCGTGACCGTGATTTGCTCGGGCGAGCGGGTAAGCGCGTAGGCTCCCGTGCCGGTGCTGAACAGGTCGGCGTTGCTTGGGACCACCATCGTAATCTTGCCGGTTACTTCAATCGGGCCAGCAAACAGGTTGTAGGGGGTCTGCGTCCCCATCGTGAAGATTGGCTGCGTCTTGCGGTTGATGTTCATCTCAAGCGACGTAACGTTTGAGTAGGTCACGCTGTTGATTATGACAGCAGTGTCCCACGCGGGAATCATGTGCTCGGCGCTAAGGCTTTGCGTAGCGAACACGGTAGGAGCGGCGGTGTAGGACGTGTACGGGTTGGCAAGATACTTGACCGTGGCTTCGGCTGCGGCCTCGGCTCCTGCGGTGATGCTAAGGCTGTCGGCCTGCGACCCCGTGGTGGTGAAGTAGTTAGCGCCGTCGAAGTCCATGAAGGAATAGGTGGGCGGCTGCGAGCCCGTCGATGGGCTGTTCAGAACCTTGATGGAATGGGTGTAGGGGCCTGCGCCCGTCTTGGTGTCAGTACCGCCGAGGATGGAGCGAAGCAGCGCGGGGAAGGTGTCGGCGTAGAGGTACGTCTTGAATTCCAGTTCATCGTGCCGTACACCCTGAATCTGATCGTAGACAGTCGTGGGCGAGCCGCGCAGGGCTTCGTCGCGAAGGAAGATTTGCTGCGGCGTAATCTGCGGGGAGGTAACGGGCATCCAGTAGACGGTGCCGGTGGTGGGTAGCGTTCCCTCGGTGGTTTCAATGACCATGCCGAGGTAACTATTGGCTGTTAAGAATGGACCGGCCATGATGTTCCTTAGTTGCTAGGGGTGGGGGTTGATTCGGGAATGTCTACTTCGGGCGCTACAGGGGCAACGGGGGGCGTTACAGCCGATTCCCAGCGACCGTCGCCGGGGTCAGCGTCAAGCGCGTAGGACTGGCCGGGTGACGCGACGAGGACGGCACCGTCAACGATGATGTTCGGGTAAACCCGTTCTTGGCTATCGGTGTAAATAAACACTGGATTCCTTAGTAGGTTGGCGGGCGTTACGAAACGTAACTGGACCCGGCGGTGATTTCTATGACGGTGACGCGAACGGTGCTGACTACCTGCGTGATTTGGCTGGCGTTCAGTTGCTTCGGGTAGTAGCAATTAACGTCTAGATCCGTGCCGCCATTGACGGAGCCTTCGCCCCACTGGAAGATTGGACCGCCGCCGCCGCAGTTCTTGCTTGCGCGGATTGCGTTGGTCAGCGCGTCAAGGAAAGCCTCGTTAGCCGCCGCGCCATCTTCGGCCTTAGGCGTGGACGCGCGGAAGATGCAGGTGAATACGAATTCGTAAGTGATTTCCTTACCGCCACCTGTAGCGCCGGTCAGTTCGATGCGCTTCTCCGATTGGCGCTCTATGTAGGGGAAGATGATGACACCCAGCCCCGACCCCGGCGTTGCGTCTAGGTAGAAGTCGCCTTCGTCGGTAATCTTCGGCGGGAAGGTCTTGACGCTGTTCGGCCCAACGTTGGGGATACCAGCCGCGCCCAAGTAGGCGACAATCTGGTTCCGTACAGTCTCGCGGCTCACGAACGGCCCCAGGTGACCTTGAACGGCTCCAGGAGGTCGTAGGCTTGCGCTTCCTCGTCCAAGTGCGTAGCGCGACCGCTGGAGGATGCTGGCTCGCCCATATCGGAAAGGATGAGCGCACCCTGACCGCGCTCCTTGATTAGCCCGACGATGAGGTGGATTACCGCCTGCTTGACCGACGCGGGGATTGAACTGACGCTAACGCCGGACCCGTGCTTGAAGGCTAGGGGGTTGGTAAGGGTAATCGTGCTACTGCCGGTCGCGTAGGACGACGAGACTTGAACGTACTCGTCCATTTGCCCGTCCCAAATGGTGATATGCATACCGGGGTAAATACCCGTAGGGTCGCTAACGGTGATGGACGTGGCCCCGACCGCCGAGGTGGATGTGGTGAAGGTATTGGCCCAGCCATTGACGTAGGTCCACTGGCAAAGCATTTCCGTCTGGTAGCCCCAGCGCCCGCCCGCGATACCCAGCGATCCGAAGTAAAGCCCTAGTGTGCTCGGCGCGGTAATCCAGAATTGGTCGCGGTCGATGAAACAGTTGGATGACGACAGAGTGATTTCCTGAAGGCCCGACCCCGGTCCCCAGCCCGTTTGGAAGTCGGTCACGGCGAGGATGGGGGTGAAACTAGGGCCGATGACGATGTTGCCGCTACGGTTCGGGCGATACCAGCCCTGCTCGGTGTTGCTAGTCGCGTTGAGCGTTCCCAGTTTGCCGTAGCAGAAGTTGTCGGCCTTGGACGATGCGCGAACAATGAGTTCGTAAAGTGCGCGGTCCTGTACGGCCTGCGAACTGTTGGGGATTAGATTCGTAAAGTCCACCACGGCTGCGGTGGGGCTGAACTTGACTTCATCCAGCGACACATAGGGTTCAACAACGCCTTCGGTCTGTGAAAACGGTGCGACTACCATCCCTACGCCTTTTCTAAGTTGGTGCCGTCACAGCGACCGCAATGGTCGCGGTACAGCGAATTGAACCCGCAGTCCACACATCGGAAGCCTCGGGCGCTGCGGAAATTGGTGCCAGCGATTGCGAAGTCGCCGGACTTTACTAACGCCTTGGCGGTGTTGCCTTCGACGTGGAACGTTCCGTCTTTCTGGCGCGGGATTACCGAGCCTTCATTGACGGTGATTTCTTTAAGGCCACGGTCTGATCCGACTAAGCGTGACATTATTCCCCTTTGCGAACGGGCAGGGAGGCGGGCGAGGGAAGGGGACACCCCCACCCGCCTCAACCTGCGTTTGCTAGACACCTACGGCGAACAGCCTGTCTAAGTGCCTAGCGACTTGTTGGTCAGAATCAACCAGTGATGCCGGTGACGATGCCGGACCACGCGGGAGCGCGGAAGGCAACGGAACCGAAGGTGTAAGACGAAATGTCGTACGAAAACCCGATTTGTGGCCACTCGATAATCATCGAGTCGACGACGTTGTGGACCTCGACGGTCTGGCTTACACCACTGTCCGGGAAGGGCAACTGCTTGCTGTGGATGATGGCGACACCAGCGGGGGCGAAGCGGTGGGTGACGAGGTCAACCATCGTTCCGGTGGCCTCGTTCTGGATTGCGTTGATGAGCGAACCCAAGACCGCGCCGTCCTGACCCGTGGTGTAGTTCAAGCGGTAAGCCGCGTTGCTGGCGTTGGACTGCATAGCCTTGGCAAGCGCACGGCGAACAGCAGCCGTGGTGAACACAACGTCGGGGTCGGCCATCGTGCTGTTGAACAGCGACACGAAAGCGTCCTGCAGGAACCCACCGGGCTCGGCCTGTGACGAGACCAGACCGTTGAACTGGTTCTGGTAGCCACCCGACTGGGCGAAGGTGGAGATGAAGCCGTCGTAACCCGAACCGCTGTTAGCACCAGCGGCGTAGGTGTTGTACGATCCGTCCGAACCGGGGTAGGTGCCGACGATGGCAGCGAAGGCCAAGCCGGTGACACCCGAAGCCAGCGAAGGCGTTGAAGCCTTGTAGGTAGTACCCGAAACGACGACGTAGATGTTCACACCAACGGCGCTGTAGGGGGGCGTACCCGTCCACGTTACCTTGACACCCTGACCGGCGGTGGCGTTCGTAACCGTACCGGCTGAAACACCAGCAGTCTCACCGTAAGCCGATGAGAGGGTGATGTAGACAGCAGACGACGACGTGGCGGGAAGGCCCGAGCCAGTGGTGTCGTTAGCGGCGGTCGGCGAAACCAAAGCGGCGGTCGGCAGCGCGGTCGAAACGGCGTTCATGAGGTTGCGCTCTTCGGCAAGGAAGTGCGACCAGATAAGCGCGGTGTGCGACAACTGACGAAGGTCCGTGTAGCCCTGACCAGCGAACTCGGCCTGGAGCGAAACGCTGTCGGACAAACCCTGCTCGACGAACGACTTGACAATCTTGTCAGCGGCGTAGGTAATCTTG